TTTTTGGAGCTGGTGACAGGAGTTGAACCTGCAACCCACTGATTACAAATCAAGTTTATTTGACGTATTAATGTAAATAATTATTGATTTGTTGGCTTGTTGTTAGACTATACGTCTCGTGCCCAAACGCTGAAGCTTATATAAAAATAGCACATTTTATGTCTTTTTACAAGTCGCTTATCTTTCGCATTACTAGCTCATACTCTTTCGGGTACACCAGCTTTATTGCCTTCATGTGCTCGTCAAGCACCTGCATCAGACCACCGAAAGGAACGGCACTGGCAGCCGCCACAAAGTCGCTTTGCGGTTCCGTTGCCGTGGAGTACGCTGCCCGGTAATCCGTGGGCGGCAATGCCTGGGTCTGCGTTTCAGGTGCCTGCTTTTCTTCTAGCTCATCTCGCACAGTGCAAAGGGCAGCAAGCTTGTTGACGCTCTGCCAACTGGTTTCCTCGCACTTGAGCTTGCGGATATGCTCGTTGATCTCGTCAATGTCCATGCCTGCCGCCCCCTTTCTTATGCGTTGCGCAAGATGTCTGCCGCTCGCTTGAGTGCGTCACGCTCTGCGCCGGTCGCGTCCTGCATCATGTCCTCGATGTCGGCGATCATGCGTTCGCGACCGTCAGAGCGGGAGTAATGGCCGCGCACATAGTGACGGCCCCGGTTGGCGTAGCTGTTGCCACGGTTGTACCCGTTTCCGGCGTCGCGGCTGAAGGATCCACGCATATCGGCTTCCCACTCGCCTGTACGGCTGTACTCGCCGCCCTCGCAGTAATCCTCGATGCGGTGGATGTCCAGAATGATATCCACGATCTCGCCGATCATCTCAACATCGCCAGGGGACCGGTTCTTTTTGTCGGTCAGCTCCATGAGCTCGTCAAGCATCTCATCCTTCACGTGATTCAGTTTATCCAGCATGACTTTATCTCCTTTCTTATGCTACCCGCTCAACGATCAAGTTGCTGTTTGCAATGCTGACCGCCTGTGTGCCGGTGTTTTTAACCGCCACGGTCAAGCAGCAGCCGCGCGGCACCTCGATGAACGCAGCAACGAAAACGTTGAAGTAATTTTCGACTGCCGCCGGGGTGACAATGGCGGTCGCGCTATTGAGTGCCTCACCGCCGACAGCCAGCGCCACGGAAACGGGCCCCACGGTGCCGCCGGTGGGAATGGCGATATTGCCGCCAAAGCTTACTTTGAAACGGGCCCGGCACTGCCCGCTGGTCAGACCGCGCAAGGTCACAAGGCCGCTTCCCTCACGGTGCACGATACAAGCAGGGGCTTTCACTGCGGTCTCGGTCAGGGGAAGGTTTTCACCCGCTGCCACGATGACGGTGTTGGAGTTGCTAAATTCAGCCATTATCCGAAACCTCCTTTTCTGCACAAACAGGTGCATTTACCGCATAAACGGTTTTTAAGATATCCATCCAAGAATTGGATGGATCTGCTTTTTCCGTATCAAGCAGGGTTTTCAAAATGAAAACATAGGAGTTCAATTCCATCATGCTCATTTTGTTCTTATCCATGCTGTACAGATAATCTACAAACTGCTGTTTCAGCTCTGTTACGGTCATTCAAATGCTCCTTTCATAGAAAAACGCCGGGACTTTTGCCCCGGCGCTCTGGTTTGCAAAATCAGCTCAGGGGCTGAACATTTTGATGTGGGCATTTCCATTTTGGAAACAACCACTCAAAAAGCTGTCGTGATTCGGTTATGCGCAGCTGCCGCAGCCGCAACCGGTGCCGCAGTTACCGTACTGGTAAGGTGCAGGAACCTGGAATGCGGGCACGGGGCGCGGATTGTAGTAGGCCAGCTGACCGCTCATGTAGGCCTTGAGCGTTTCGTTCTGGGCTGCCTGAGATGCCGCAAGCTGTGCTGCGAACAGCTGCTGACCCTGCTCAGCGATCTTTGCGTCCTTTGCCTCGATGCGCTGTGCGGTCAGGGCGTCAAGGATGGCGCGGGCGTTCTGGTTCTGGTTGTCGATGATGTCCCGGGTGGTGTTCTGCACCGTGTTCCGGGTCTCGCAGGACTGGGTGGCCAAATTGTAGTTGACACCCTGAATGGCAGAGCGGTTCTCGCAGCAGCACTCCTGCTGCTGCATCTGCATGGCAAACAGCTGCTGCATGAACGCCGCCTGCTGGTTTGCGCGGCTGATCTCTGCGGACATAAAGCCGTTGTTCACGGTCTGCTGCACGCCGTTGACAAGCTGCGCCTGCTGGTAGAAGCCATCACACATGCCGTTGTTGATACCATCCATCTTGCGCTCGATGTTGGCAAAATCGGAGGTCAGGACGTAGCCGTCCACGACACCGGCATCGGTGTTGCCATTGCCGCCCCAGTTGCCGCCCCAGCCGCCGCAGAAGGCGAACAGGAACAGGATGATGATCCACCATGCGCCATCATTGCCAAAGCCAAAGCCGTTGCCGCCGTTGGTGTTTGCGGGCTGAACAGGCATGGTCAGAACCGCAGAATCGGAAGAAAGAGACATTTTTGTACTCCTTTCGTGTGTTTTGAATGATTTTTATGCTTGAACCGTGGCCACGGTTACGACTTAGTGAGGCAAAAACTGCTGGAACTGCTGCGCCATCGCCTGCAATTGGTTCAGCTGGTTTTGTGACATTTTGCCGGATTGCAGCAGCTTTTGCACCTCTGCTTTCGGGTCGCCTTGAAAGTTTGCACGGAACTGCTGGAACTGCTGCATCATCTGCCCGAACTGACCCATAGGGTTTGGCATGGCGGGCATACCGCCGCCCAGTGCGTTAAAAAGAGGGTTTGCCATACTTATTTGACCTCCGTTTCAGGTTTTGCAGGCTCTTGCTTCTCGAGCGCCGCACAGCGGGCTGCCAGAGCGTCAAACTCTGCTCGGGTGACAAACTCCCCGCCGGGCTGCTGCGCCGTCTGAGGGGGCATTTTTGTCGCCGTGGCGCGTTCCTTGTAGTCAAAGACGCGGAGAGGCAGCGGCATCCCGCTGGCGTCGGTGCTCTTGATGTAAAAAGCGCTGTTTTCGCTGTCCATCAGCAACACGCTGTTGCCTGCGGCGACCATATAGGCTTTTGCGCCCTCTTCTCCCTGCACCCAGATGATGGAGGGCGTAGCCTGTGCTGTCTGGGCTGTCGGCTGCTGCATCATGGGTGACTGATAGCCTGTTCCCTGCCTGAGTTGAGCGAGGTTGTCCGGCATTGGCTGACCGTAGTATGTCGGCATCTGATACGCATACGGATTGTAAGGCATCGTTTACTCCTCCTTATACCAGTAGTAAATCGGGCATTCTGCGCCGCTGTCCCAGCTGTCCCACCACGCGCCGTCAATGACGGTCAGGACGTGGCCAGAGCAGCCCAGTACATACACGCCGCGCGGGTACTCCCGGGCAAAATCTGCCACGGTGTAACAGGTGGTGCAGTCTTCCTCCACCATGCGACGCTTGAACCCGCGCTTTTGAAGGTACGCGCCCCATGTGCGGTTGGCGCTGGGCATATCGCCGAGGGCGTAGCCGGTGAGCGCCAGCGCAATATACGCCTGCTCCCAGCTCCGGCCGGTGGCCGCAGCTACCGCCCGCACTACGCAGTCCCCGACGCTGCTCCCGCGCGGGTTTGGGTTAAACTTGTGCCACATGGCACCCCCTCCCTTTGCGCCCAGTGTACTTTTTTAAACCGCCGTGAGAGACAACGAACGCACAACGAAGGACAAAAAAAGAAAAGCGCCCACACGGAAAAATCCGCATGAGCGCTTAAAGATATAAGTATATTTATATAAAATGACGCTAAAACAGAAAGTTTTACCGCTTTATTTGCAAAAAAAACCCCGATGCTCCAAACGGAACACCGGGGGTTTTATGCTGCCAAAACAGCGAAGTCTAAAATCAAGAGCGGAACTGCCCACAGGCAATGCCGCTCTCTACAAAGGCCATAGCCTTTCAAATATCCACCCTCTTGTGCTTCTGCGAGAGGCCGGACGGATTTGTTGGTGCTATTATACCACAAATTGTGCAAAAAGAAAAGCGGCAGACCCGAAAGCCTGCCGCTTCAACGCGCTTCACAAGAAAACGCGCCCAATTAAAATTATAATATCACGCATTCAGTATTTTGTCAATAATTTTCAGCCTATTGCCGATTGATGTCCGACAATACGGCACACGCGCTGCAATATCAACTTGGCATAGCTGGTCAACGTACCGCAACCGGGCGATTTTCCGGTCGCACCTCCCAAGCGGCGCACGTTTTATCACAGCTTTTATCTGTTCTGCGTTAAGCCCTTGCAACGCTGGCGGAAAGACTACGCGAGCCGTCGCCACAGGCACCGAGCCAAAAAGGCTGCGGCAGCTGTCCGGCGTTGCGCACCATACTGCCAATGCTGGCGAAACGGTGACAAAACGTCACCAGATTGTTGACATTGCCGAGATGGTGACCTGTACAAACGTCTGTTCCAGCGCGGTCAGAATTTGTCTGGATAATACTTTTTGAGCATCTCCACGGGTTAAGCGGTTCGTATGTAGTGCTTGCCATGATATCCTCCTTACTGTGTGATTTCCTCAGCGTTCGCCTTGTCCTTAGCATCCAGCGCATCGTAGTACGCCTGTGCAATGGCTTCCACCTCTGCGATGTCGTCCTCCGTCAGCAGGCCGCTGTCCAGATGGGTGTACGCCTTGTCCAGCCAGTATGCCACGTCGCGTCCTGCGGCAATCTCGCGCTTGATGGAACGCAGGGTCAGGTCATGGCGGGCTTTGGATTTAATTGCCATAGTCAGTCCTCCTTATGTGTTGGTCATGGACGCGATTGCGTCCTCCAGCTTTTTGATTGCGATGTTCACATCCCTCTGATACACCAGCTTTACCCCCGCGCCGTCACCCGCCTGCACCACAGTGTAAGGGCCGTAAGCGGTGAGGGCTTTGTAGGCGGCAATCTCGGCAGGGGTGAGCGGAGTTTCGATGGGTGTGGCGAGAATTGCATTTTGCTCAGCCAACGGTTTTGTGGCATCGAAAACACCTTTATCAATCCTCTGCACCTTTACACCCCTTTCTAAGTCCACCTCGTCGCACACCCACTGCTGGCCGCTTTGGTCAGTGTAGTTGCCGCCAGAGGTGACAGGGATGCCGGGTAGGCCGTTGGGAGTGGGAAGCGTGAGGAGTTGTTCACGGTAGGGTTCATAATCGGGAGATGATGCGTTCCATGTCAGGCACACGTTTTCACTGGCTGTATCATTTAACAAATATTGAAACTTTGTTGCGTTCGCCTTAAGTGTTATATGATGTTCAGCTTTATTTGCATCAATACCAAACCAAAAATTTTCATTGTTTTCGCCAATGAATAAGATGTTCCCGCCTTTAGAAACAAAACCGTCTTTGAATACTAAAGTTATAAACGTGTTTTTCTTGACAAAGCACTCAACAAATTCTCGATGTCTCAGGTTGGACGGCATCCGATTCTTCCCCGTCACCTTCACCGCCACGCTCCCGCCGTCACCAGCGCTTACGATAGGCACAGGTGCATCCGGGCTGGGTGTTCCGTCCTGTGCGCTCTTGCCGTACACGGTCAGACCGCACAGGGGCGCAGGGAAAGCGTCGTCAACGGAGATGGGATTGCCTGTCTCACTGCCGATGAGAATGTTCTGCCGGGCCTTGACTGCGCTGATAGCGTCACCTGTGGCTTTTGCGTCAGCGGCTTCGCCCTCGTGGGTGAGGGTAGTGTCCAGTGCTACGGCAGGGCCAGTCTCGCCTTTAGGGCCTTGCGGGCCGGTATCACCTTTTTCGCCCTGTGGCCCCTGTGCACCCTGCGGGCCACGCTCACCCTGAATGCCCTGCGGGCCCTGTTCACCACGAGGACCAGTCTCGCCCTGCTGGCCAGTGGCTCCGGTAGCACCAGTGGGGCCTTGTGGACCTGTCTCACCCTGCGGGCCGACCGGACCGATGGGGCCAGTGTCGCCCTTGTCGCCTTTCTCGCCTTTGAAGTCACCGCTTGCGATGCCGTTCTTCAGCTCCTGCAGGCTGTCAGCAGCTTCCTGAGCGCTCTGGCTGGCACTGCCCGCACTGGCGGCAGCCTGCCGTGCTGCCGTCTGCGCGTCGGTCTTGGCCTGCTCTGCGGCGGTGGCATCGGTGTGCACGGCATCCACCAGCTGCTGCCATGCAGGGGTCCCCGGCTCCGGCGTGGTGCCGTCCTCTGTGCCGCTGTTGGCGCTGACACGATACCGCAGGTCTGCGCTGGTGACGGTCTTGGTGCCGTCGCTGCCCTCAAAGGTGATGCACCCGCTCCCGGGCTGTGCGGTCACGCTGGCGGGCACGGCCACATAGCCGTCCTCCACCAGCGAGGATGCCGGGTCTTTGCCATCCGGGACGTGCCAGAAGCAGCGGATAGCCAGCCCTGCCCACTCGCCGGTTGCATCGACGTGCAGGCGGTACATGCCCCGGTTCTTGGTGTAGCCAAAGCGCACCAGTTGCTCATAGCCCGGCACTTTGGTGATACCATTGGATGCAAGAGATACGCTTAGCTCGATCATAAATTACTCCTTGTTGATGGTAGGCTTCTTGTCCGCCAGCGCCTTTTTCATCATGCTGACGGCCTTTTCAATCACGCTGTCCAGCACTTCATCGGTGATAAAAGGCTTCAACCAGTCCGGCAGTGCGCCGCGCAGCGCGGCAAAGACCTGTGCCTTTTTCTTTGCGCCCTGACCGCTGCCCATGATGCTGTCCTCAGCGATGGTCACGAGCTCCAGCGCCCACTGTTTGACGTACTGCTTGTAGCCCAGGCGAATGGCACCTACGGCCAGAGAGATAAAGCCCAAGGCCATCAGAACCAGGGCGACGGGTGCGGGGATAAAGTTAAACATTGCTTCCATGATTTGTTACTCCTTTCAGCAGGTAGTTGTTGATATCGGATTTGCTTTTTTGCATACCTTCGCGATTGTTGCCGGACAGCTGCGAATCCAAAAGATTTTGTACGCCAACGAGTACGAGACGCATTTCTTCATCGAGGCCGTCAAAGCGCGTCAAATCGCGTCTAAGGGCCGCGGCGTGCTGCGTGGAAACGGTTTCCACCGCAGCCAGTCGCTTTTCAATGGTGTCAATGCGCTTGTTCTGCGCATCGTCGGGGGCCTGTGCCTTTTTGATGTACTTGTGAATGATGTCCAGCACCTTGTCGATGGTGATGGCCGCAGCGCATAGGCTGCCCAAGATGCCCAGCACCCACAGTAAAGCTTCTTTTTCGGTCATTTACCCTCCCGGGGACGGGTCAGGCCCTTCTTGCTGATGATACCCGCATAGTCCTTGTATGCGTGGCTCATGTCCACGTTGGTGGTCACACCGTGTACACGGGCCTTGCTGGTATACTGCCACATGCCAAAGGGCCAGCTGGGCGCGGGCTTCTTTGTGCGGTAGGCAGCCAGCCACACGTCGTAGGGCTTCAGCGCCGCGCCGCCCATGTACAGGAAGGTGTTGCCGAACCACAGGCCGGTGTAAAGCAGAGCGTACACGCCCCAGCTTTCCACCGTGCTCAGCATGTAAGCTGTCAGGTCGGTCAGCGCGGCCTTGCCCAGCGGCTTCTGCGCCTCGTCCTCGATGTCCACGGCCACAGGCAACTCAAAGCTCCGGACGGTGAGCAGCTTCTTGAAGTAGGCCAGCTCCTTGTCGGCCTGCTCCCGGTTGGCCGCTTTAAAGTAGCCATACACGCCGCAGGGGATGCCCAGCCGCTTGCATTCTGCGTAGTTGCGGGCAAACTGCGGGTCGGTGTAGGGGGCACTGGGCCTGCCTGCTGCGCTGTTGCCCATGGCGCGAATCATCACGCCGTCCACCTTACCGCTTGCCTTGACTTTGTCCCAGTTGATCGTGCCCTGATGCCGGGATACGTCCATGATTTCAGCCATAGCGTCCTCCTTACTGCGTGATTTCCTCAAAGCCGCTCTTGATAAGGATTGCCTTGACCTTCTCCTTCAGCAGGCGGGGGCAACGCTCGTACAGAGCCTTTGCGTCCTCCATAGTCTCAGCAGACATAATTTCCTGTGCCCACAACATTGCCATCATAAATACCATCCTTTCGATTTTTTGTGTGATTTTATGCATACACAATCTCGCTCATTTCAAGCAAGCATTGCTTGAGCATCTCGTTTTCTTTTTGCAGCGCCGCCACCGTCTCCGGCAGCTTCTTCCAGGCTTCGGCCTTTTTGCGCTCTTCTTCCTGCGCGGCCAATTCTTCTTCCGTATAGCGGATGTATCTCTGCACCGGCACCTGTTCGGTCCATGCGGCCTGCGCAGGCACGCCCGGCACGTCGATGATCTTCTGCACGTCCTTGCCACCGTTCGGATACTCGGTCACGGTCTCCCAGTGCCACTGCTCCTCCACGCCCTCTACGGCGGGGTGGGTGACTTCTTCGGTGTCGTCGGTCAGGTAGCCCAGCGTCAGGTCGGGGTTTTCCACGACCGCGCCGGTCTCGTCAATGATCTTCATGGTTCAAAACCTCCTTTCTCAGGCCACGCGCTTCCAGATGTGCACATAGTAGGCGGCAGGCTGCACGGTGGCGCTGCGGCCGTAGATTGAGTTCGAGAGGGAAGCGTCAAAGCAAAGGTCTCTGCCGGGATTTTGACTGCCTGCAGCACACCAACTGTAGGATTTTCCACCTCCATAAAATGCACCGCCTGCATTTGGGCGATTGGTGTTATAATAACCGGAATCAGTATCTGCGCCAGCATAGCCCGTGATGTTCGGCAGTCCGGCCTCCACGGTGGTGCCCGCTGCGTGGGCGTAGGATGCACCCATCAGCACCCGGTTTTGCGCAATCTCCTGCCATGTACCTCCGAACAGTGCGGCGGGACTGGTAGTGCTGACTGTTTGAAAAATACTGCCCACGGGGTAGGCTGCCAAAGCGCTGTCCGCAGAAAGCGTTCCGTCCGCATCGACCGTCAGACCGCTGCCCACCTTCACACCGCCCAGCGTGGTTGCGGTGGCAATAGGGAGCTTGATGCCTTTCAGCGCATCGCCAACAGCCTTTGCGTCAGCCGGAGCGCCCTCGACGCTCAGCGTCTTATCGGTGCTCACGATGGCCGCAGCCCTGTCCGCTTCAGCTTTGGCAGAAGCGGCAGAGCTTCCCGCGCTCTTTGCGTCTGCGGACGCTGACCGTTCGCTTTGGGCTGCTTCGGCGGCGGAGGTCCGGGCGGCGCTTTCGCTCTCTGCAGCTGCTGCGGCCTTTTTCGTCGCGGTGCTGGCTGCTCTGGCAGCGGTTTGAGCGGCTTGCAAAGCAGCCTGCTGCTGGCCTGTCACTTCCTCGGCGTACTGCTTGACGTACTCCATGCCCTGTGCGATGTCCTCACGGACTTCCACGCCGCGCTCAGCCTTACGGATTCCCGCAATGGCTTCATCAAAAGTTTTATCCATAAAACACCTCCTGTCTTATTAGCCTGACATGTACCCTTTGAGCGATCGACTCAAATCGTAAGCATCGGACGCTTTGCGTGCACTCAAAGCCTGCAGGTCGCTGATGCTGGAAAACTCAGTGCCAAATGTAAACTCCTTTTTATCTGGCGAATCCAACGGCTCCACAAGCTTGGAACACAGCAACCAGGTATCTACACCATGCGGTGCAGAGAAAATGTGCGTTTGCTTTCCAATTGCAATACGGCTGACATCAATATCAGCGTCTTTCAGATCGACCGCTTTGACTGTCATGCCGTTCAGATAGCGCAGATTTTTGGCAAGTTCTTCCTCTGCCGCATCCAGCAAAGACTGCGGCGTGCTTTCGATGCCTTCAATAAAGATCACTTTTGTGATGATGCCAAAAAGCTTTTGCGCAGCCAGATCGTTTGCGGTTTCTGTGATGGTCTCGCCCCACGAAAAAACAAGCCATGTTATCTTTTTGGCACCTACCGCGATCACCCGCGTGTAGATATCCTCTGCTTTGACGTTGTTGGTCAAATCCAGCAGGTTTGTTCCAAAAGCCACCGTCTGGCTGTTTTTATCGGTGATCGCCTGCAGATAGTCCAGATACCGGCGCGGTTTTCCGTTTGGATCCTCTGCATGGCGCAGCACCAGATATCCGCCGTACTTTTCCACCAGCTCACTCTGCAAGATGTCCCATGTAACGCCGTAGTTTTTTCCATCGCCAAAGCTGTATGTAGGTTCCTTGACATCAAACAAAAAGCGGGGATCCGTCTTGCCGTTGATAGCAAGGATGTATTTCCCGTTTTGCTCGGTGATTTTAAAGGTCTTGGATTCAGATGCCTGCTCAACGTTATAAATGGAGTACGTGCCAAAATTCTTGTTACAAGTACCGCAGACGATTTCGGCTTTTTCCACTTCGACCTTTGCGGCGTACGTTTTGCCCTTTATATAGGCTGCAAACAGACGCACGCGGAAATTGTTGCTTCCAATCCGTGAAATAATGCGACCGTTCTCAATGTGCTCTTCACCGATTTTCCAGCTCAGGCAGGAAGCTTCGCTGATCTCCGTTTCCTCATAGAAAATATTTGTCTTTCCATCCACGGGGTCTACAATTCCCCAATGGTAAATGTAATCTCCATCATTAGAATCGTAGCTGTAACCCACCTGCACGACTTTGATGCCGTCGATATAGGGCACAATCATGGGAATGTCCATTTGCACATTGCCGGGAGTAAAAGCTTTGTATGCATCTACCATTCCGTTGTGGTTATCGCAGATCCATTCCAAAAATTGCGAAAAGCTCACATTTTTTGCAGCGTATGGCGCAATGCCGCTGTCATTCAGATACGCAAGCTCCCCTTCGCAGTAGATTTTCTGACGCATTAAAAAATCCTGCTCATGGCTCATAGGACGGCCCTGCCAGATGGAAACGCCGTCCTGTTCCACCTCTACCGTAGTGCGCAGCTTTTGCAGCGCAGAGTGTGCCACATTGCCCAGCGGCATGGTAAACTCAAAAGAGCCAGCTTTACCCACTTCGCGGGTCAGCGTGGGGCTGATGAGCTTTTTCGTGTCGGTAATATCGCTGATATCGTGGATACAGACCCTAGTTTTCCATGTGTCTACATCCGTCTGCACACCAGCATAAACTTTATAGCTCATAGGCTTGCCCCCAGATATTTAATACTAATGCTGCAGTCTGCCGATGCAGCAAAAACGAGGGTGCCCACTACACCATCCGGCATAGTAAGCCCCTCGATATACTGCCAGTCGGTGGACTTGGCCAGAATGCCCACCTCAAAGCCATTGAGAGACACCGCGATGTTTGCGGCGGTCTCGCTGCGCTGGAAGTAGATTCCTGCCGCACGGGGCGCACCGGTTATGAACACTTGAACGTCCTTGTTTGCCTTGAGCGGGATATCCGTGTAGTTGCGCACAATATCATGCTCAAAGTTGAAATCGTCCCACAGCCAGTCGTTGGTGCCGTCGTAGACGCTGCGCTTGAAGGGGTTGCAGGTGCCTGTGATGGTAAAGGTGCTGGAAAGCCGGTCGCGGGAGGGTGTGACTTTCCAAAGCCCTTCCCAGTACCACGCTGGGTCTTCATCAAAGCGGCACTGCAGCCACTTGCCATGAATGGCATTGGCAATGGTGCTTTCAATGTAGGGCCACTTGCTTTTTGGCGCGTTGCAGAGCAGCTCCATGGTGATGGTGCGCTTTTTATAGTGCACCTTGCCATCGTCCCATGTGGTCAGGTTCAGCAGCGAATCAGCGCCGGTGACCTGCACAAGGTATTCTTCTGGTTCTGCCGCGCCGATTTTAGGGCTGCCTACCTTGAGGTACAGCCCCCAATCTGTCAGGGTGTGAAAATTGCCGATTTTTGCCCCCAGAAGCTTTGCCATTACACACCCCTCGCTTTCCGTTCCACTGTCACGCCGATGCGTGCATCTACGTTGGTCGCCATGCGGGTCGACAGCACGCCCACCAGCTCGCCGGAATCCATGACCACCTGGCCCTTGCCGATGTCGGGCAAATGCTCGTCCAGCATCCCCTCGATGCGTTCCAGAATGCTGGTCTGCCGGTCAACAATGGACTGCTGGCCGGTGACGCGGTACTGCAGGGCCGCACGGGTGGAGAAGGTGCCCAGGCTGTCATACATGCCGGTTTTGTCAAAGGGGCTCTGGTAGTGGCTGACAGGCTTCTGATTATTCTTCTTGTCCATCCACATGGCAAGGCCAATGCCGCCAGCGACAGCGCCCACGCCCAGGATCAGGGCAAGGATAGGATTTGCTGCAACGAAAGACACGATAGTGCCCAGCGCAGACGTGATGCCGCCTGCCATGCCGGAAAAGCTCTGCACGATGCTGCCTAGTGCGCCGCCCACGCCGCCGGACTTTGCAAGACCGTCGATAATCTCGCCAAAAGCCTTGACCGAATTGGTCACACCGTCGATGTCGGATTTTACCCCGCCGTCAGAAAAAAGCTTCTGGAAGATATCAAATGCCTTTCCGATGCCACCGCTGAAGTAGCCCTCATTGACCGCGGCCGCCGCGTCCGCAAGCCACTTAGAGATCACGTCACGCTGCGCCTGCGACACTTCGCCCCAGATCAGATTGACAAAATCCAGCCCAAGACTTGCCCAGTCACCGTTTTTGGCATCACTAAAGGCGCTTTTTACCAGCCCGAAAATGCCCTTATCCAGCTGGCCGGAAGCCTCGCTCAGCTGCTGGTCAATACGGCTCTGGGTTCCTTTCACGCTCTTGTCGATAAGAGTAGAGGTCTCCGTCACCTTATCTTGAATACCGTCGATGTAGGTGATGATCTTCTCGTAGGTCTCCGCGCCGTTCTCGCCGATGCGCTGTCCGGTCTCTGTGACGTTCTTCTTGATATGCTCGCTGCCGTCCGCGTACTTTTCCACCACCTGCTGCACCTTTGTGGTGATGCCGTCAACGGTGGTTTCCGAGACGTTGGTAAAGGTGCCAAGCAGCGACTTTGACATGTCGTCATAGGTCTTTGTGACCTTTGTGACCGTGCCGTTGACTTTGGTCTCGACCTGCTTAAAGGTTGTTGCAACACCGTTCACCATCTCCTTGCCGGTCGTGGTGGTGGTCTCGGTGATGCGGTCTTTGATCTTGCCCGCGCTGTCCTTGACCTTCTCGGTAAGGGTCTGGATGCTGGTGGTCACAGCGCCCAGCGCATTCTGCGCGGTGGTGGTAGCTGTGCTGGAGATGGACGAAATGACCGTTTCGGTAGTGGACTTGGAGCCGGAGGATCTGGATTTTTTGCTTGTGGAAGAACCAGACGGGCTGGTTGTAATGGAGCTGCCGCCGTTGCCGCTGGCTGCCGCCAGCTCCGCCTGACGCTCCGACCAGCTCTTGTTGCTGATGCCAATGCCATTCAGAGCATTTTGCCGTAAACGGTTTTTGTTGCTCTTCCGGTTATTTGCATCCGCGTACTCTTCGTAGGTATCGAAGTCTGCTGTGGCAGCTTTTCCGAGAAAACGGTTGAGCTTGTAGCTCAGCTGATCCAGCCATGTGGTGGCTTTGCTTGCGAAGTCCTTGAGAGCGTTTTTTGCCGTGTTGATAGGCTCCGTCAGGCCGGTGATCGCGCCTGCGAGACCAATCCAGCCGTCCGTTTTGTAAGCTTCCTGTGCTGCGACGAGCATGTCGTTCAGATTGCCGATTACAACGCCGACGCCGCTGGATAAATCGCCGGTCAGCAATCCCGCCAGCTGCTTTACATTGTCCTGCAGGGTAGACACGCGGCCATTCATGGTCTGGCTCTGGGTGTCCATGCTGTTGTAGTAACGCCCGCCCTCTTCAGATGCGGCCTGCAAAGCCTGCGTCAGCAGATCATAACTGATGGTCATTTTCTGCACTTCGGCGGTGGACTTGCCTGTGTAGTCGGCCAGAATGCCATACACGTCGATGCCGGCATAAGCAAACTGCTTGATATCGGCCGCTGTAGCCTTGCCGGTGTTGGCGATCTGCTGCAGGTTCTGCGCCATGCGGTTCAGCTCGTCGTTGCCGCCGCCGGTCGCAGATACCGCGTCGCCCAGCGCCATGATGGTATTGCGGGCATAGGAAGCGTTCTCGCCTGCAGAGATCAAGTATTGGTTTGCCTTTGTCAGGGACTCGACATCAAACGGGGTTTTTGCCGCGTCTTCCTGGATCTGGCTCATGACCTGCTGGGCGGCTTCCGCGCTGCCCAGCATATTGGTAAAGCCAGTGGTGTATTTCTCGATTTGGGCGTTGTACTCGATGCCGGAAGAGATGAACCCCTCTGCGGCACTGAGTGCAGCAGAGCCGAGCTTCGAGAAGACGTTCGCCATGACCGTGCCCTGTGTAATGGCGTTGGCCAGAGATTTGCCGGATGCCTTATCCGTGGAGCTGGCAAAGCCGTCCATGCCGTTGTTTGCAGCTTTCAGCGCGGTCGTGGTTGCCCTGAGCTGTGCTTCTGCCTGTGCCAACATGGTCTTGAGGTTTTTGGTCTCAGAGGATGCTTTGCCGGTCTTGCCCACCGATTCGTTGTAACGTCTGGTCAGTTCCACTACGGCCTTTGCGGCCTTGCTGTACTCTCCTGACAGCGAAGAAACGGTTTTTTTTGTTTCGGATTGTACATTCTGGATGCCCTGCCGGTAGGCACTGTCGTCCAGCCCGAGGGTGGCGCTCAATTCAAAAATTTTCAGGCTTCATCACCCCCGTTCAAGCCATTTTTAATGCGTGCTATCACTTCATCAGCGGACGGCTGCGGCGGCTGTGGGCGGTTTTCTACAAGCCCGGCCACCATGTCGTACCACCGCTCTTCCGCGCCTATAAGGTGCGCCAGAGCGTCCGTCATGTACGCCTGATAGCTGAGCGTGATGCGCTCTTGCCGCAAAGCGTTCAGGCAGTGCTGCAAAATGTACGGCCTGCCAAACAGCCGCAGCGCGTCCGGGCTGATGGAAGAAATCAGGCGTCTGTACCCGCCAGCACCAACGGCAGACACCAGAGCAAAAAATCCAGCACATCATCGTTGTTCAGCAGCTCTTTCACCGCGCGCATCTTCTTGAACGGGCCGATATTTTCAACCACCCCATTTTCATCCACGTCCGGCTCATAGAGCAGCGGAAGCAGCTTTGCGGTGGCAGCGGCATTGTCGAACAGCAAGCTTTTTGCCATAGCCTGAATGTTCTTTTTTGCCTGCTCCTTCTTCTTCTGCTCCAGCTCCTCCGGCGTTTCATCGCCGGTCAGGACCGGCAGAACCTTGCGTAGCTCCATGATCTTGGATTTTTCCAAGACCTCCTCTGCCACATCGGCGATCTGCCAGCAGTGGCGCAGAAACTCTTCATCGGGCAGCTCTGTCAAAAATTTCATGCGGTATCCTCCTTATGCTGCGGCCTTGGGGCTGTAGTACCACTCCATAGGCACGGTGTCGTCACCCATACGGGGGCAGCCAGTCAGGGTGACGGACAGATTGCCCTTGCCCTTGTCGGTTGTCTTGAGAGACAGGCCGCCGGTGGAGAGTGCGTTCATCAGCCTGACGGCCACAAAGCCGCCGTCGATGGTATCGCCCACCCACCAGATGTCCTTGAAGTCGCCGGTGCTGGCGGTGGAATCCAGCGTCATGCGGGGCGTGACTTTCTTGTCGCTCACATCCGCAGCGCCCAGCGCCAGCTTGATGACGTCCGTTGTGACGTTCAGGGCGGTAAAGGCCAGCGTGCAGTCGTAGTCCTCGATCTGCATCAGCTCTGCGGTGTTTTTCTGGCAGTTGTCCACATCATCGCCAAGGTCGGTGATGTTGGGCTTGCACTCTGCCGTCACGCCGCCGGAGGTGGCGCAGATGATGTCTGCGTCCTGGATCTCGGTCGTGCCGGACGGGTCAAATTTGTTCAGCACGACACCGGCATTGATCTGCATGGACTCGAATGCTTTTGCGCTGATCTTGGTAAACTTTCTTGCCATATTGCTCCTTACTCGCAAAATTGCGTGATTTCAAAATTGAGGTATTCGCACAGATACCCTTCAGGCGGGTTGTCAAGAGGCTGTGCCCATGGGGTGCCTTTTTGCAAAAGAATAGCGCCGCCCTCGCAGGAAAGCGTTGTGCTGTCCTCGAGAGCCGCGCTGATCGTATCCTCGGTTTGCAGGATGGGGGCTCTGCCGCCCTTACTGGGGTACCACAGCCGGGCGTAGAAGGATGCCGTTTCGTTCCACCCGCCGGGGATGGTGGGCTTGTATGTCAGATAGGGCAGTGAAGCGGCAGGATGGATGTTATCTTCCAGATAGCCCGGGATGCCAAAGCTGTTGAAGAACGTGTTCAGCGCCCGGTTGATGCTCTCAGACGGTCCCATCAAGGCAGCACCGCCTTTTTGCACTTGACGGCCCGCAGCCCCATGCCGGATTCCGGCGGGGATTTGCCCTCATCTGCCGTGCTGGTGATCTGAAAGGTCTGGCCGTCCGATACCCGCTTGATGTAGTCCGGAAAGGCCAGCGGCACGCCCGTGTTGACCAGCAGGGTATAGGTGGAGGCAGTGTCAGCCTGCTCTGCCACCTGTGCTTCTACGGTGGTGTCGTGGCGCTCCACGGCCTCGAACTCGGGGCCGTCCTGCCAGCCGGACACAAAGCCGCCCACGCCGTCCGGCTCATAGCTGCGGGTCTGAAAACGGTATTTTTGGGTAAAGCTCTGCATCACGGTGGATGCAGTGAACGCGTTGACCATGTCACATCTTCCTCCACTGATTGATCTCGGATTTATAGCGGGTCTTGCCGTCAGCGGGCAGCCCGTCCGTGCCTGTAGCCATCGTTCCAGACCATCCGGCAAAGGACTGGGACACATACACGCCACCGGCGGGCAGCGCCTTGTCGTATGCGTCGATTTTTTCAGCCAGCGCCACAAAGGCAGGCGGCACGCGCATGGGCTGCACCATCCCGGTGAACGTCTCGGCGGTCAGATCGCCGTCCCCGGCCTTGTGCACGCCGTCATTGAAGATGGAACCGCGCACGAGGAAATACTGCCCCGGCACTACCCCGGCGGGAACGGTGTCCGGCTCAAAAGCAAACTTCCCGGCAACGGGGTCGTCCGCCCGGTCAAAAAAATTGTGCGTGTAGACGCACAGCTCCGGTACAGTCATGGGGTGTCCTCCTCACAAAGGGGCGATTACTCGCTCGGGGTAATGGTCTCGACAGCGATACCGTCCAGATACTCAGCAAACAGGGTCACGCCCATAATGGCGTAGCTCTCGGAGGTTGCGGTGCTGTAGTTTGCCTGAGTGTGGAAGCCGATGAGGTTGCTTGCCTCGCCTGCGGTCCGGTAGACCAGACCTGCGCGGGCAAACTCGCTATCCGCAGGATCCACATAGTACATGACGATGTTGTCTACCGGGGTGGCAATAACCTTTCCCTTCGCAATCTCACTGTCGGACAGCAGGAAGATGGTGTTGTAACCCATGAAGTCCTTGATATACTGGAAGCCGAACTGGTTCTGCACGGTGATATTGGCATTGCCCAGATAGTCGTACACGTCCATCACGTTGACAAAGCCAACAACGCCGGTCACGGTGCGATGCATGGTCTTGAACTTGTTCTCGACCGCGCCCTTGGCATGTGCCAGCGCCATCTGGAAGGTCTTGGGAGTGCCCTTCAGGGTGCCGGTGTTCAGGAACTTGTAGAACTTATCCGTTACCAGAGCGGTCAGGTCGTACAGGAACTCATCATCGGTCTTCTGCACGGCGACATCGTAGCCGTAATTCTGGATCGCCTCAAGGGTGACAGACTTGCCGTACTTGTCGATGGTGATCTTGCCGTACTCCTTCTCCTTGACGGTGTACTTGCTGAACGGGATCTCTTCGCCCTCGCCCACGGTGCCGCTCTGCAGGGTGCCCTGTGCATACTTGCTCTTGAGCACGGTGCCAGGCTGCATCCGGATAGGGCGCATGATGCCCAGAATGGTGCGCAGATGGTCCCAGTTGCGCTGGAAACGGGTCACAAAGTCGATTTCACGCGCGGCTACGGTGATATCGGTGGTCATGGTGATATTTTCTTTTGCTGCCATGTATTAGTCCTTTCCGCCGCCTGTGAACAGGTCGGCATTTGCTGCGATGGCCGCCTGGCGTTCGCCAGCGTCCTTGATCGCAAAAATTTGCTCTTTGGTCATTTTGGAGCCGGCGTTGGTGGGCGGGTTGTCCACCTTTGCGCCGGTGGTCGTGGTCGTAGCCACAAAGTCGCTCCAATCAGCTTTCAGGCTGTCGGCGTGCTTCTTGGCGTCCTTGACGTTGCCCTTTTCGTCCAGCTCCAGCTTGTCGATGTCCTCGCCGGAAAGCCGCACGACCCGGTCTGAGTACTTGTCCAGCACCCCGGCGGCCTTCAGCAGCTCCCGGAACTTGGCTTCCTTGGCTGCGTGGGTGTCCTTCTGGGTCTGCTGGGCCTTGTAGTCGGCCAAAGCCTTTTCCGCAACGGTCTTGCTGTTGGCAGCGGCGTCCCGCTCCTTCTCAGCCTTGGCGGTCGCGGCCTTGGCGTCATCCAGCTGGTTCTGAAGAGCGTCCGTTTCGGTGTGCAGCATGTCCAGAATCTTCTTCATCTTGCCGCTGACGTCCACGGTATCATCCTCCAGAATCGCGCGGAGGTCTTTTCTTTCAAGTGCCATGTGATAGTCCTTTCTGCCCTTGCTCGGGCTGCCATGCTTGGCAATAAGGTTTATTTGCCGGACGTGCTGCCGGTGTGGTGCCGCTTGTGGGGCTTGAACCCACGGCCCCCGGATTAAAAGTCCGGTGCTCTGCCAACCTGAGCTAAAACGGCATAAAAAAGCGGTTGACGCTGTGCGCCAACCGCTGAATATTATGTTTTACGGTTTTACTTCCACGCTGGGCAGGATGTCCGTGTGGAAATAGAGTTTATAGTGGTACGGGTCGGTATGGGTGCCGGTAATGTCCTCCACCACATACATAGTGTAGCCGTTAAGGTAGATGTAATTCTTGCGGTAGGTATCAGGGCCGATTTTCACAGTGCAGACCAGCTCATTGTTTGAGTTGTTGGAAATGGACATGTAGCCCTCGGCTTCCATGATGACCTTATCCGTGCGGGCGTTGTAAACAGTGATCTTGCGCTCGCTCTCGAAATAGTCCGCCTGTTTTGAAATGTTTTGATTTGCCCTGTCAGCCTCAGAGCAGCCGCACAGAAGCAACACTGCCAAAAGCGTAATTGCTGCAAAAAACTTTTTCATGTTTATTCTCCTTTGCAAAAATCCAAGCCTTCTTTGATAACAGTTACCTCTTCTTTGCTGAATATCGGCTTATCCGCTTCAACCGATACCGTTATCTCAACCTTTGCTCTACCCTCGCCATAAACCAAATCGCAAAGGGCTTGCAAGTTTTTAGTGGCTTCTTTTCCTTCCTCTAAAAACTTTTTCCTCAGCACTTCTTTTTCTCCGCAGCTCTCGATTGTTAAGAGTTTCTTTTTGGTTTCCTCAATATCTTTTTCTGCCTGTTCTGCAATAGAGAGCCCTCTTTCTTTGAGAAAACAATGCATTTTGAGCAAATCTTCAAGTCTCTCTTTTTCTGTCATGTTATTCTCCCTTCTCTGCTTCTCGAACTGCAATCTCTTGCAGCTCTTTGATATGATCTTCTACCGCTGGGCGTAGGAACGGGCGGGCTTTCATGCCCCGGGTAAAGTGCCATTTGCCGTTGAAGTCTTGCCAGACCCACGGCGTTTTGCGTCCGTTGCCTTTCTCGGCAAAGATGCCCGTGCCCAGCTCAACGTAGACGCTGTAAAAGAGATTCGACCCGATGGTCACGGTCTTTTGCGCCGCAGATACAACGTAGGTGAGTGATGCTTTCAGTGCACCGCCAACATAGCCCTCTATTCCGGTGCTGTCCTCCGTGCCAGTCGGCACAAGCAGCTGGGCGTAGTCCTGCACTTTCATGCCCCAGATGGTAAGCACCCGCTCTGCCCATGAATCCAGCGCCTCATGCAGCCTCGGGGTGTTGTCCGTGAATTTGATATTGTAGTTAAAGTTCATAGTTCATCCCTCGGTTCTCGCTTTTTCTTTAAGGCGCGACCGCACTCAGGGCAGAAATTCAGCTGTCCGGCACGATGCGTTACCGTACCGCACACGCCTGCGCCTTTCCTGTGCGTTTTTGTGATAAGACTGACTTGAAACGTGGTGTAAAGGTCGTTTTCCCCTTTGGGGGAATTTTTCTTCCACCACGCAAGCCTCTCGCAAAATTTGCAAGGCTTCTTCTCATCCATGCTTTGCAGCCTCCTTTCTGCGTTTTCGCTCTTCTGCCCACCACATTTGCTCTTTTTCCTTTCCGCCCTTGGATTTATACCACTCGGTGTAATCCATGACGGGGGCGGTCTCTTTGGTCACATTGTCCCGCTGCATGGCGTTCTGCCGGGGATACTTGCCCAGAGCAGAGGACAGCACACAGCGGCAGTGGTAAACCATCTCCGGCGCTGCGTTTGGGTCGCCGGGGCGCTGAATCTCGTAGCCCTGCACCTTGAACGGCTTGTCAAGCTCTGCCGTCTGCTGGTCAAGCAGGCGATGCATTTCACGGGTGCGGTAGTCGTGGGTGGAGTTCCAGCGCTTTTTGACCTCGATGCCAAGAGCCTGGGCGTTGCGCATCTGCTGCAAAGCCCCGGCGTTCTGGGCGCTGGTAAGAGCCGTGATGGCGTTGTTCATGGCCCAGTGGATCTCTGTATCAGCCATGCCGTTTACGGCCTGCACGGCAATGTCGTGGACGCTTTTGCCCTGCACGATGCCCTGCATGACGTAGCGATTGAACACCCGGGCATCATAGGTGCGGTTGCTCTCGCTCTTGATGCGCTTGTTTGGCACCAGCTTGGGGTTTTCTTTGAGCAGCAGCTTGACTGCCTCGGTGTTGTACAGGGTCAGTCCAAACGTCACGCCTGCGGCCTGTTCCAGCTCGTAGAAGGCCCAGTTTGCACCAAAGGAAAAGATGTTGTATTGCTCGTCCCGGGCCAGCTTGTAGGCCGTCTGCTGGGCTGTGGTGCAGGTCTGTGTGATGCCGTCCAGCTTGGCGTGCATCAAATCGGACTGAAAGACCTGATTTTGCAGCCAGATGCGGTAGTCGTCCTCGGTGATCTCGCCTGCATCCAGCTGCGCCCGCTTGCGCTCGTCCAGCGCTTTGTACTTTGCCAGAAACTCGGTCAGCTGCTTCTGCATCTCCCGGCGGGCAGTTCCATACACCCGGAGGATACGGCGGCGCAGGCGGTTCAGCTGACGGGTAGAGATGCGGTCACGGTCAGTTTGTTTCATGGCTGTTCAAATACTCCACAATGGCACGTTCCCGGGCGGACAGCTCCCATTTTGTGGCCGCAGCCCTCTCTGCCGCAGCCCTCTCTGCCGCAGCCCTCTCTGCCGCAGCCCTCTCTGCAGCGAGCCGGTCTGACAGCAGCAGGCCAGAGCCGAAAATTTCTTTTCTGGTTTCGCGCTGGGCATCCAGTGCACTAATCTGCACGCACTCGCCGCGCGACACCTTGAAGTCGATGCCATACTTCGCGTAGCGTTGCATCAGGGCACTGGTCACAACATGGTCGGGGTATGAATATTTCGGCAGTTCCTTTCTTGTCTCCCGCAACTGCCGCTTGACTTCTTCGTTGATCAGCCGGGTCAGCTCCGGCGCGGTCTGCGCCACAATGTCCCCGCCGTAGCTGGTGACGAAAGAGGTTCGCACCACTGCGCCGTTTTCGTACACGATCTGCGCGTCGCAAACAAGGTGATTCATCTGCATAAAAACAGCCCGACCGGAAAAACAGGTCAGGCTTGGCGCAAACAGAAAAAACGGAATGTTGCGATCCAGATAAAACGCGGTGATCTTGGCCAGAATGGAAAACGGCGGGTTATCCAGCACCACAGCACCCTCCGGGTAGTCGAAGCGCTCATAGTCCCTGCCGGGGTAGAACGGCCGCACGATCTTGCCCGGGTCGATGCCGTATTCTTTGCACGCCCAGTCCCTGACAACGGCATAGATGCCGGGCGGGGTATAGCAGTCGTCCGTGGTTTTCTTCGGCTTGAACTTCTCCACGAACTCTTCGTAAGACTCACCTGCTGCCATCGTCTTCGTCCTCCTCGTCCACGGTCTCCCGTGTTGCGCTCTCAGCCATCAGCGCGGCCTTGGCCTGCTCCTTTTGTTCCGGGGTCAGGTTTGGCAGCAGGTCAATGGCCATGTCCTGCCCGATGATCGGCGCCTCGGAAATCACCATGCTGACCTGTTCGGCCGTGTTGGTGATCTTGCTGCGGCTGAATGTCGGCATAGCGTTGTCAAAGCCAGCCAGTGCGCAGATCTGCCGGATGAACGGCTTGACCTGCGCCTCGAAGTCGTCCGCGTTCTGGTTCAGCGGTTCATAGGCTGCATCCAGATGGTCGTTAGTACTGTTCGCGCTGACACAGTGCACATCCAGACCGCCGAAGTCCTCATAAACCCGGGTGTGGAGCAGCTCCAGCAGAGCCTGCCGGGCCGTCACGGGAATCTCGGTGGTGTAGGGGGTGATCTTTCCGCCCTCGCTGGTGTCTGCGCCTGCAATGTGGTACAGATTCAGCTTGACGAGGAACTCCTGCAGCTCGTCATCGGTCATACCGTTGAAGTTCTCGCACAGCCAGTAGATCTGCGAAAAGTCCTGCAGGTCATTGCAGAAGCCGGACATCACCAGATCGGTGTTGTCAATGTAGGCTTTCAGCCCCACAAGGGTGCTCTGGTGCAGGTCGGAGCCCCACAGCGGCACAATGGGAAGAGCGCTGTAGTTTTCGCCCTCCACGCTTTCCAGCCCGCCGCCGGGTGTGGTGACGGTCACGCTCTTGTATGCCTGCTTCGACACGGTCTCCTTCATCACATTGCCGATTTTGCTTTCCGTGTACTCAGTGAAGCCGTCCAGCTCGTACAGGATATAGTGCATATCCGTGTCAGGATTCAGCCGCCAGAAGCGCACACCTGCTTGCAAAAGGCCTGTCTTTTCATCGTACAGGGGAGCGAACTCTGTCAGCTTGAAAACCACCAAATGGTCGCTGTTCCAGAATCCGAAGCTCTCACCGTGGATCAGGGCGAAATATCCGGCCTTCTGGATCTGCTCGTCAAAGTTCTGCCCCAGCCTGTCCTTGTCCACGCCATCGTCCGCAAAGACTACGCCGTTGCCGAGGGAGTAGGTCGCCCGCTGCTTGTTGAGCCGCCGGAAAAGATTGCTCTTGACCATATCGGGGTGTAGGATGTCTTGCCTGGTGTTTTTGGATAGGCGTTTCAGCATCAAAGCGTAAGCCTGTGCGAAGCGTTCAGCCCCCGGGTTTTTCTGGGCATCGTACAGGTCAGCGTCCAGAGCCATCTTGTAGGGCTTGGAAGCGCAGTGCTGCTGCACGAAGCGCCGGATGAAATCAGGCTGCTCCCCGGCGGCTTGCGCCTGCTGGAAAGTCTGGAATGTGTATACAGTGCTCAAAATCAATCCCTCAGTTTCACAAGGCGCTTTGTGCGCACGAAATAGCGGATAGCGTCCATGCAGTGGTCGTTGACCTTCAGCACGGTGTCGTCTTTATCTGGATCCCAAGCGTACACGCCGAACTCTTTCAGCGTGCGCTTGCAGTCTTTGTAGATTTTCAGCCGGCCGGTCTGCAGCATGGTCTGCACGTCCAGAATGCCGCTCAGAACGTCGTTGTTTGCGGGGGTCTGGGTAAAGCCATTCTTGCGCAGTTCCGTAATCAGGGGCAGGGCAGAGGGGTCCACAATGATCCTTTCCGGCTTGAGACCGTTCAGCCATGTCTTGAGGTCTGTGACGTACTCGCCCACGGTCTTTTGCCGCTTCTGTTCGCGGCCGCTGTAGTAGTACTCCCGGGTGACAATCCAGCAGTCTGCATCTGCCTGTTTTTGGATCAATAGGAACACCGTTGCGTTCTGGGTGCCAAAGTCACACGCCACATAGGCGCTTTTGGGGGACAGCTCCGGCAGCACGTCAATGACGTGTTTTTTCTGGTCGAACATGTCATATACAAGGCCCTCTGCCACCGTCCACAGGCCCAGAATGTAGCGCTGGTAGAAAACGCCGCTGTACTGGCTGCGGTATCTGGCCTTGATGTCCTCAGAAAGCGACAGGTTGTCGTCCATCGTAAAGTGGAGATACATCATCTTGCGGGAACGGCATTTCCGCACCCATTCCAGATAAAACCAGTGCTGTGGGCTGCCCGGGTTGCAGTTGAACCAGAACTTTGACCCGGTGACGGAGCAGCGGGCTGTGGCCTGATTGACGAAGCTCTGCGGCATCAGAGCCACCTCGTCGAAGAATGCCCCGGCAAGTGTAATGCCCTGGATCAGATCCTGACTGCTCTCGTCCTTGCCACCAAAAAAGTAAAACTCGTTGGTTCTGCCACCCTTGCTGACGGTCATGCAGTTTTCTGCCCGATGTTCCTTTACGTTGTAGCCACGGGCTGCAAGCTGCTGCTTGAGCGTCCCCAGCACGTTGCGCCGGAAGCTGGCAATGGTCTTTCCGCACATGGCAAACTGCTGGCCGTTGTAGCAGGTCATAGCCCACTGGACGAACGAAAAGCTCATGGCAAAGGTCTTGCCCGAGCGAATAGCGCCATCGGCAATGATGCCGTTGTAACCGCTGTATGCGCTCTGTGGTGTCCACCAGCTCAAGACCTGCTTTTGCCGCTGGCTGAGGGCTTTCCAACGGAATCCGTTACTTTTCCGCATGGTCGTCCTCTTCCTCTGGCAGCATGTCTACATCATCCGGCGGGCTGAGGTCTGCGGCGGCGCTCAAGGCCTCAAGCAAGCCATCGTCCGGGGCTTCTATGCCGCTCTGGTCTCCCAGCATAGCAAACTTGTCCACGATGGTGCCAAACGCCGTGGACAGCTGCGGCAGCGTTGCCTCTGCGATTTTGTCAGGGTCTGCCATCGCCTGAAGGTACAGCCCGAGAAGATCCTGTGCTTCCCCGCGCTTGCTGCCTAAGTAGGAAAGCATGTCCTGCGCGTTCTGCTCTTTTTTTAAGGCGCACAAATCCGCACACTTGGGATTATCTTTCACGATTTTCCGCACGGTGCTTTCTGCCACGTCGTTCAGCTTTGCGGTCCTGGCGTAGCTCTGCAGCTGCACATAGTCAGCAATGATCTTCTTTTTTTGTCTGTCTGTCAGCCGCTTCGCACTCACCGCCACCACCTCTCTAAACTCACGCAAAAGAAAAACCGCCCGGAAATCCGAACGGTCAGAATATCGAATGCGCCGCCAGCTGGATTTGAACCAGCACCCACGGAATGGATGTGCGCAGTGGTTGGCTGTGCAGTGATGTTCCCGTGGTGTCACCAACGTTGTCCCGCCTTAAATGGGCGGCGCTCTTCCAATTGAGCTATGACGGCATATAAGCAGCGCCCGTGCATTCAGTTCGTTGGACAGGCGTCAAACGGTGGGCGCTGCTGCATCCGGAACTTTCGCGGCCGGATGCCCCGCTATTGCGCGGCCCCCTCATAGGACACGCAAGCACTCCGGGCAGGCCTCGAACCTGCAACCTTCGGTTTTGGAGACCGACGCTCTACCAGTTGAGCTACGGGAGTATAAAAGCCGCCCTTGGAATCGAACCAGCCGTGCCTACACACACGCACCGCGCTCCACATTGCGCTCAGGCGGCCATATAGCAAATAAAAACAGCTCCGGTTCGCCGCCGGGGCTGTTGGTTGGCGCACATCCTGTCAGGAAAGCTACACCTTGGCAAGGATTCTAAGGCCTTTTCTTGGCACGGGAGGTTGCACGTGCGGCCTTGCGGGTTGTCTAGTCCATGCGCCATATGGTGCGATACGGCGGAATCGAACCGCCTCCTGTCTCTCATGAGTGGCAGGCTGCCTTTGTTTCAGTGTATCGCATAGAAGCAGCCCGCGAAACGTGAAGAGAGCAAAGCCCAGTACCTGCAAACAGAAAAGGAGGAAAATGCTAAGAAGGGACACGTTTCGGAGGCTGCGTGCATCGGTTTGCCTTTTGGCTTTTCCGATGATACAATTTTACACTATGCGATAGTGAAACCGCAATGTAATGACAGTGCAATGTTTTTAAAGGCTCAGCTCTTCCATTGCTTTGCGCCGCAAGACATAGACCATGCGCAAAGAGTAATTCATATCTTTTGCGACCCTGTCCCACGTGAGGCAATCGAGATAGTACTTGTACAGCACCGTGTATGCTTTTTCGTTCTGGATCCGGTCAAGTGCGCTTTTGATCTCAAGGAACAGCCTGTCACAGACCGCTCTTTGCTCATAAGCGCGGCGCTCCGCTTCCTCCTCGCGTTCAACCGCCCGGGCAAGGCTCTGGCCATCTTTGCTGCCGCCGGGGGCCGCGCTGAGGCTCTGGGTGATGTGCCGGGTGGCCTCCTGCGCTTCGGCCAGACGGTCAGACAGCAAGTAGTATCTTTTCTCTGCTTCGCGGTAGCGGTTCAGCCACGCCTTAACGGTGAGGTAATCGGTTCCATCCGGCTTCTGCGTGTCAGTGTCAGGTGTCCATGTGTGGGTCATTGTTGCTCCTTTCTTCAAAATCGTTGCAATATTCGGGCGGATTTATGTATCCTTCGTCTTTGTCACTTCTCCGGCAGATATAGTGATATCCGGATTCTGACGCCCCAAATTTTTGATTTAAGAAAACGCACCGGTCGCAAAGGCAAGGTTTGTTGCGGTTGAGCCACCGCTTGAAATATTCAATTGGGTTGCCATCGCTAAGAACAAACCAGATGAAAAATCCTGCAAGTGTTGCCATGAACAGCGTGCTTGCAATTTCAAATAGCATATCAAGCATTTTACTCCTCCATTTCTTCAATCTCGATTTCCACCCGGGGATTCTCCCGGTCAAGCTCCACCCGGCTGCCATCGTGGGCGGCAACGATTTTGCTGTTGTCGTCCTCCAGCACGTGGGCTTTCACCAGAATGTCCGTGGTCGCCTCGATGAGGTTTGCCAGATCGACCCGGCGGGCGGTCTTCATGTAGTACACGCACCTCACGTTCACGCGGGCAGAAATGGGGCTGTGCGGCCTTTTGATTTGCCGCAGGCAGTCCGTCTCATAATCCACGTAGGCCTTGCTAGGGGCCACAAAGCGCCCACCTGAGCGGCTTCTGAGGATGCGGGCAGAGTTTTTCTTGGTGCGGGGGTCGCCGTAGAGGGTCAGCTTCATCTCCCGTCCTCCACATAAAACCAGGATTGCGGTGGTCGCTCAATATCTACAGGCTCATAGCCAAATTTTGTTGCCCGTAGTCTTGCGAAAGCACTTAACGGTCGTGGGCGGTCGTAAATTTTTAGGTCGGAAATGTGCCAGCCATACAGGTCTTTCATGTCGGAATAGTTCATACCGATATCCCAGCCGGCGTATTTCTTCACCTGCTTGATACTGAGGCAGCTTCCAGCAATCGCAGATTCGATATCTTCTTTGACCACACAGTATTCAGGGCCAATGCGTCGGATGCCGTCGCATGTAAACTCGCCAATGATATTGCCATCCAACCGCTTCCATCCTTTGCCCGGGACAATTAGAAGCCAGCCTATTTTGGATTTGCTTTTCGTGCAATAGACATAGCACTTGAATGGAGTCTTTAGATTCCCAGGCTTTGTTCTGCGCACCTCAAGGGTCTTTTGCCCCCGAATGATGAGGTCGCACCATTCAGGCCGGATGCTCATCAAGATAGCTTTCATTTTTTCATCATCCCTTCCATTGCCAGCTGCTCGCACTGCTTTTCTGCTTTCCTGCGCTGCTGGTCATACTCAAACAGCATATCTACGTACTCATTGCCCACCCGGCGGATGGCCGTTTCCAGCATCTCCGTTACAAGGTCGTGGTACTTGTCCGCGCCCTTGCGGCTGTTCTTGGCAGCTTCCCGGGCTTCCCACAGGTCAGTGAGCTTGTCCCGTTTGTCGGCGGTGATCTCGCCGTAGCCGTAGGCATCCTGGATCTGCTCCATGCTTTCCCAGCCTTCCAGCTCAGCAAAGGGGTCAGCTTCAGCCTTTGCCATGCTACGGGCTTTGGTCTTTTTCTTGACGTACCGGGTCAGACCGTCCTGTATCACAGCGCGGGCATCGTCCATCGCCTTGCGGACAGCCTTGACTTCCCGCTCTTTCTTGAGCTGCCCGGGCTGGCCGGTCCACTCGGCCATCAGCTCGGATTTCGTTTTTGGTTTCATCTGCTCACCCCCATTGTTCAGCCATTGCTTTTGCAATGCCAGGAAAAGTTTTGCTGCGTTCTTTTGAGTGGCCGCGTCCCATCCAATGATTCTTTTCTCGCAATTTTGGTGGCAACGTCGTCATGTAGTCGTACACGTTGTCGGTTTCCTCAAGGATAGGAAGATTTTTAATCCACAGGCAAGTTTTCTTTTGCTCCGGGTGTCCAAACTGCCAAGGATTGATAATCTGATCCGGCTTTCGGTATAGCGTAGACATCACGCACACAGGATTTTCAACCGCTATATGCGGGACATCCGCTTCAATAAATTTCATAAAGAATGCAGCAGCTTCATAGCGTAAGCTGAGTGGTTTTTTCCCCTCCGTGAACCACCGCGCACCAGAAACAGCTAGGTGTGTGCAAGGCGGGTGTGCAATGAGCAAGTCCCACTTGCCAACGTCATGCGTTACGCCGTCCATCGTAATGATTTGCCCCCCCTCCAGAGCCTTGATCGCATCTCCGAGAATGTGCCACTCAGGATGCCCGCCGGACGGCTCCTGAATATCACAAGAGTAGGCTTCGTGGCCTTTTGCCCGAAACGCCTTGCATACTTCCTGCGATTCCTCGCAGGCGATAAGTACTTTCACCTTTTTCTTCCTCCCATCCATCCTTCTTTGTCGAAATCGTTACGGCTGATCCGCTCTGCCGCGTGGTTCCCGTTGGTGTAGATGCGCTGCGCTTTCAGCTGGCGCTTGTACTCGGCGTACTTCGGGCAGCTGTCGTGGCAGATCGGGTGCCGGTCGGGGCAGTCTTTACGCAGCGTCATCGTCATACGGCACATCCTCCATTCTTGATCCGCACATCGGACAAAACGGCGTTTTGAGGCCACACGGGTTTACCTCTCCGCATTCCGGGTTCGAGCAACGGGTTGCTGGTACACACCATGCGTTTTTCCCTGCACAGCTCACATAGGAGTTGGGAATTTCCTCCCAGTGTGCCACCGGCCGCAGCGTTTCCGGGTCGATGGTTGGAGCCTCGTCCACGCTGTTCAGTGCATCCTTATAGCAGCATTCTTCAATAGTGAACGGATTGCTTGCACGAAGGTTCATTTCAATGCGCTTGTGCAAAGCGTTCGCGTCAATCAATCTTTTATCGCTCATTTTTCAATCTCCTTCTTTGTCGGCTCGCTCGCCCGCAGCCTTGCAGCTTCACGCGGGGCAGTGGTGATATCGGCCTGCGCCTGCTTCAAAAACTCGGCACGGCGATATGTAAGGTCCGGCATTTCAGCCAGCTCTGCCAGCCCTCCCACGCTCCCGGCATAGGATTTTGCCGCCGGGGGGAGCTGGTCATACAGGGCTTGCAGTTCTTTCTGCCCGTCACTACGCAGCAGCCCGCCCTTTTCGTCAATGCCGATGATCATCGGGAACTTGCGCCAGCTCAAAAATGTCTGTGCCTTGCGTGCCGCTACAGCCAGAGCGTCCCACTCGGCAGATGGGTCAAGACACTGGGAAAGCTGCTTGAAGATGTCGGCCACCGTTACCGGATAAACGCATACCCGGTTTGCCGCCAGAAAAGCCCGCTTGACAGTATCGCCGTCATAGTCGCCAAACTGGTACGTCCACACATCGATGGTGGTCTGCATCTCCTCATCGGTCAGAGGCTTGGAACCCAGCTTGTACAGCACAAAATTCATGCGGATCAGCTTTGCCACGTCTTCCCGTGTCATGTCTCAAACCCTCTTTCTCTGTCCATCTTCGCCAGCACCCGTGCAAGCTGGTCGTCTACGGTCTCGGTTGGCTGCTTTCCTCGCGGTCTGGCTTGTCGGCTTTGTTCGTTGGCTTCCACGTCCCCCGGGGTGCGTATCCCGTCTCGTTTCCAGCCGGACAATATGCCGTTGATGTAGTTCCATGAGCGCTTCCCGGCTTCTGTGGCCTTGTCAATCGCCAGCAGGATCATCTCTGTGCTGTACTCCTGCCTCCACTTCTGCAGCTTGTCCAGCGCAGAGCGCGGGAAGTCCCCAACGGCCTGCTGATAATGCTGGACGATCTTGGAAAGTTCTACGTCAACGGCGGCGGGGGTGGCGCTATTATATACACCACCGTTAGGTGATATACCATTACCATTTACATTACCATTTACATTACCATTTACATTACCATTACCATTTACAGCCGGATTTGCCGCATTTTGCCGTTTTTGCTCGTCAAAGTCGGCATTTGCCGGATTTGCCGCGTTTTGCTGACGCTTGCCGTTTGTAACTTCTGCGCCTTTACGCCCTGCAGCAGCTCTCTTTTCTCGTCTTTCGTTCCATTTTTTAGAATTTGATTCCACCGCCTCGGACATAAAATCCCACGCCATTTCGAGCTTCTGGTCGTCCTCAAAATTCGGTGGATCAGGGAAATCAAGCAGCGCATCAAAAATCCTGCCTTTTTGCTCCAGAGACAATTTACGCAATGGCTTTTTCCATGATTTGTAAATGACAATGCTTTTCTGTTCTTCCTCTTTCAACCGCTTTCACCTCCTTCTTTGCACGCCCGTATAGCCAGATAGCGCAGCTTACAAAATCAGAAGGGGAGATCTCCATCATCCGAGATTGTGGCAAAGTCGTCCATGCTCCCCTGATCATACGCGGGAGATGCCTGCGGGGCGCTGTGCGCGGCATTTGCTTCCCGCACATGATTTGCCGTCTGCTGCTCATAGGACGCTGTGGCAGGCTTGTCTGCGGCCTTGGAGCCCGCAAAGCTCACATTGCTGGTCACGACCTCCACGGCGGTGCGGTTGCTGCCGTTCTTGTCCTGATACTGGCGGGTCTGCAAGCTGCCTTCAATGGCAATCAGGTTGCCCTTCTGGAAATACTTGCACACGAACTCGGCCTGCGCACGCCATGCCACGATGTCGATAAAGTCCGCCTGCCGCTGCTCGCTCTGCCGGGCAAAGTTGCGGTCACAGGCAATGCGGAAGCTGCACACGCTGGTGCCCTGCTGGGTGGTCTTGAGTTCCGGGTCGGCCACCAATCGGCCCATGATCGCTACGACGTTAAGCATGAATGTTCACCTCTTCCTCGGCACTGTCACCTGTGCCGGATTCATAATCAACGTTTGCGCCCATCAGAACTTCCGGGCATTCAGCACGGGCAAAGTATGCTGCAGCACGGTACTTGAGCATCATTTCGGTCATCTTGGGCCAGTAACTGCCGTTCTTGTTCCACCATCCGGCATCCTTTGCCATTTTGACGGTGACTTTAGGACCTTCAACATTCTCGCCGGTAAGCTTATCCACGCCAATCAAGCGGCAGCCCCACGAATCGGTACCTTCCTGTCCTTCCATGCGGTAACGAGTGCGGCCTGCAAACTCACCGCTGTTGTCAATCAGAGCCTTGCAGCTTTTGCCGCTCCATGTAGGCTGACCATGCACAACGTAAAGATTTTGCATCACGAACAAGTACGACACGCCCATGCGCTGGGCCATGTCACAGGCAATGGCGCAAGCGCCAATGTTCCCGGCGTAGGTTTGAGGAAGCATCCCATCCGGCAAATTGGCCATTGCAACTGCCTTAGATTTTGCCAGCTGCCAAATGCGTTCATCTGCGGTCAGGCCCTGCACTTTTTCTGCATAGCTCTGCGGACGCTGAGCTGGTGTTGCAGCGGGGATAACGGCAGGGGGTTCTGGCGCAGAAACGGCGTTCATCTGAAGTTGCTCAACAGGTGCTTTTTTGATTTCATTTTCAGGCATGGTGAATTTCCTCCTCAGTATACTTTACATCAATGATGTGCGCGTAGCGCTTAATTGCGTCCAAATCGGATTTTGTGCAATGAAAAACAACTTTTCGGTCACGAGCTTCTTCTTTGCGGGTAAAACTGTCAAAAAAATTATCATCGTATTCATCGCGCTGTTCGCGTCCATAAGCAATCGAAGGCTTAATCAAATTGATCTCGTACGGGTTCTGCTGGGGTCCTTTGTAATCGTCTGGCAATCCCTTAATAACCGCTTCGCGCAGCAGCGTTGTGTACTCAATACTATAACAGCGATCAATGCTCTCAAATGGTTCTGGCATAATCTCAGCGCCACCCGCAGCGTGGATAATGTCAATATCACACATTAAATGCCCAACCTTGCGGTAAATGCAGTCGATTACCGAACGACTGCCGCCAGCGCCATCATCGTACAGTACACCGTTCTGGGCAAAGCTGGTAAAATATGCCACCGCGTGATTGATTTCGCTTGCCAACTCGTTCCCGGTGTTAATAAGTCGAAAAAGCATGTGCTGCGGGCCGATGTAGTAATAAATACCTTCGGCTTTATTAGAAAGGTCTTTGACACGTTCTCGCTTCGTCATGTATTTTTTATCCTGCATAAATATTCACCTCGCATACACAACGTTCATATCAGCGTCAAACACCCTGTACAGCCGTTCGGGCTTTCTCTTTGCCAGTTCATCGACAATCGCAACTGCATCCGAAGTAACCGGAAATTGCTGCTGTGAAACAAGCGCTGGCGGCTTTTGCTCCACATCATAAATTCTCAAAAGTGCCACTTGTAAAACCTCCTGTTTTATGTTATTTTTGTGGTGATGGGCGGCGAGACTCATCACCCTTTGGGCTTGTCCGTGTTGACGCACGGGCAGGCTCTTCTTTTTTTGCGTCATACACGGTGTACCACATGACATGGTGGACAGTGTCAGGCATACGTGATCTCTCCAGACTCCTCTTGCAGCATCTCCCGCACGTTGTCCATTTCTTCGGCGCACATCTCCCAGACGTTTGCCCGCGCGGAGTATTCGGCCCGGACAACAATGTCGTCTGAGGCTTCGGCTTTTCGCCAGCAGCGTTTGGCAAGACGCGTGTAAGATTTGACTTTGCCCTCAACGTACTCTTTGGCCGTCATCATGCCCCACGCTCCTGATTCTCCGGATACTCCGGGTTGCGGGCGTGGGTGCGGTTGATCTTACCGTACTTGCGCCGCTTTGCGGCTTTCTCCCTGTCCTCTGCTGCAAAGCCCAGACGAGCCAGCAGAACAGCGGCCAGAATCAGCACCAGCGACACCGAAAACAGTGTGCCGGAGATGTATCCGGCGGTCTGCGCGGTACCCTCTGCGCCCATAGCTGTTCCCATTCCAACGCCACCAAAAATGACGGCCATCCAGTAGTAAGTGGTAGATTTGAGTTTCATTCTTTCGGGTCCTCCTTTGTGTAAACCTTTTCAAGTTTGTAAAAGTCCTTCACCCACGCCATAAATCCGGCGCGGGAGATCAGCGGGGCGGCGCTCTTGGTGTCAATAGACGGCACCGCCCATGCCGGGAAGCTGCCGGCCTGAATCATACCGGTAAAGATCGGCTCGCTCACCGAAATGTTATTGTCACGCATGATCTGGCAGCACTCTGCAATTCCCATGCTCGGCTTCACTGCCGCACCCCTCCTTTTTTTCTCTCAGCTGCCGCTTTAGCTGGATGTGCTCCAACCGCTCCGGCTGCCTTGCATCCCAGCGCTGTTCAAGCCAGCGCTTTTTGTAGTGCTTCTTCACGGCTTGGCCTCCACAAACTCACCATTTTTGAGGGTATAGTAAACGTTTTCTCTGATGGCAGAACCGTCTACGCGGGCCATTTTGGCACAGATCATGTGGCCGTCATCGTCATACTCTGTCAACACGAGATAGCAGCCCAGTGCGCCGCGCGCCTTACCGCAAGCACCGTTTACAACGGCAATGCTATCTTTGCCGTCTGCTTTTGCGATGCAATAAGCCCCAGTGGCTGCCGCCGTGCTGCAATCGCCGCTGGAACCCGCTGTGCTGCAATCGCCGCTGGAACCCGCTGTGCTGCAATCGCCGCTGGAAAAAGGTTCTTTGCCCTTTACTCGATTAAAAACGGCATTCACCGTAGCTTTTACCGGCCCTGCAAAATTCACCTCACCTTTTACTGTCAG